TCGGAACCTGAACCAGAATCGGAACCTGAACCAGAATCGGAACCTGAACCAGAGCCAGAAGCTGAACCAGAGCCAGAAGCTGAACCTGAACCGGAATCGGAACCTGAACCAGAACCTGAACCAGAACCTGAGGCTGATCCTGATCGTCCTACCACAAATCTTAATATTAGATACAAAATAGATAATATTAACTTAAGTGAGCTTAATGCATATCAAAAAGCTAGTATTATAGTTGAAACTAAACAATTATATGCAAATCAATTAAGTGTAAATGAAAATTTAATTGAAATTATACTATATCAAGGTTCTATTATAGTTGATGTATCAATTACATTAGATGGATTTACTGAAAATAATACATCTAGTATAGACAATATTAATAATAATATTGAAAGTAATAAAACCGAATTATTACGTATTGTTGAACTAGAAACTAATAATCCTATATCTATTGATAATAATTATGAAGGAACTACATTAATCATAACAGATAACGCACCACCACCTAATCCTTGTGGTGATACATCCCCTGGACCAGCCCCTGGTCCTTGTGATTGTACAATACCTAAACATCTATTAAAACGCTTATCTAATCAAGACCAAAGGTATTATACTACACATGCTGAATTAATGAAAATACGTGGTCAAGAATGCGATATTGTTAAACGCAATAATTCTAAATTTTTTGTCGACGGTGCTGTTGATTCTAGTACACATTTACAAAGAATTAGAATAGAAGCCGTTGAGGCTGGTGAAATTAGTGATGATGAAATTGATTAAAAAAATATTTAGTAAATATATGACTGAAAGTCGCCAATTATATTTCGGAAAATTCCCTATTGATGAAAGACAAGTATTTTATGAAACAGAAAATATTATAGGTATTATTAATATTAGTCCTATACTTCCTGACCATGTTTTAGTAATACCCAAATCATATAAAGAAATGGGAGCCCCAAAAATTTTTTCTGAAATGACACCCGAATTAGTGTCCGAACTATATATTGCTGTACATACTATACAAAGAGCAATTATAGATAATAGAGATATTATTGATTTTAATATTGCTATGCAAGATGGAAAAAGTGCTGGTCAAAGTGTTCCACATGTTCATGTTCATATTTTACCTAGAAAAGGAGGTGAGTTTGACCCAGCAGATAAAGTACATTCCGAACTTCAAAAATCCGACGTGAGTCCAACTGGAGATAATTCTTCAGCCGCAGATTCAATACGAATTCCGAGAAGAGTTGGCCCTGAAGGTATGAAAGAAATGGCAGCTGAAGCAAATGAATATAAAAGGTGGTTTGAGAAAATGAACCTAGGAGGAGGAGGAGGTAAAAAATCATATGTTAATGAATTACTAAGTTCGCTTAAAGATGGAAATCATAAAAATTCTAGTAGTAATTTGTTACCATCTGGTGAAAATATAGACAAATTACGTACAAAATTTACAAACGAATTAGAATCAAAATTAACAAATGGAGGAAAAAAATCAAAAGCTAAAAAGACAAAATCTAAAAAGGGTAAGAAAAAAGGAAAAAGAACTAGACGTTCAAATAGAAAATGAAATACCGCATCCCCCGCCTTTTACATAAAATAATACATTTTTACTTTATGATTATTTACGATTGAAATAATTTGTTTTGAAGCATTTTTTGTTATTGATATCATCTTATATAATAATATAATAATATATTATTATAATTTTAAATATTTAGAAAAATAATCTAATTGTATATACAATGAGTGAGTTAGAGGTTTCCTCGCTTGAGAACTGCTGTAGCGATGACTACACAAACCCTTACGAAAGTCCCCTTATTATTAAAAGTTGTGAATTTAATAAGATTATACAACAGTTACGTGAATTTTTCTCAAATCGTGGATATGTTGAAGTTCATACCCAAAATCGTCTCAGTATATTAGCTGCATGTGAAGACCCATTCACAGTATCTACATTTCAATATGTAAATGAAACATGGCCTTTACCCCAAACTGGACAAATGTGGTTGGAATATGAGTTGTTAAAAGACTCAAGTGTTCCTGGTTATTTCTGTGTAAGTACTAGTTATAGAAATGAACCCAATCCTGTACCTGGAAGACATAACTTAATTTTCCCCATGTTTGAATTTGAAATGAAAGGGGGTATGGACGAGTTAATTGAAATGGAAAAAGAATTATTAACCCATCTTGGATATGATGCATCCAAATTTATTTCAGGTAAATACTCAGATGTTGCAGCTGAATATGGAACAACAGAATTAGAAAATGAACATGAAACATTACTTTATAAAGAAAAGACCCCAACCTTTTTCTTGACAGATTTCCCTGAATTTACTAGTCCTTTTTGGAATATGAAAAGACACGATGACCCTAACGAAGGAACCGCAAATAAAATTGATGTTATTATGAGTGGACAAGAAACAATCGGTTCAGCAGAAAGGGAAACTGATATTGAAATTATGAAAGATAGATTTATGACTATTATGGAAGGAGCATATAAAGATAAAATGTTTGATTTATTTGGAGAAAAAAGAACTATTACAGAACTAAAAGACTTTTTCAAGTTTGATTTCTTTAAAAGATCAGGTGGAGGAATTGGAGTAACTCGTCTCATTCGTTCTATGAAATTAGAAGGATTAATGTAAATATAATAATATATTATAAAAATAAGTATAATATGTTAATCAATTAATTATAATTATATATGCGAAATTCATGTTCATCATAGTGAAACTGATTATTATAATCAATATTAGTTATTTTTGATTCATCTAAAAAATTTATTGTTTTATTCCCCAAATATACATCACAACTATATTGTTTTTTAACATAAGTAAGATATATTTTGTTTACTAAATTTAACTCTATAGCAGTATCATATATAGATGAACCACCTATAACCCATATTTCACCAAAAACATTATTATTAAAATTAGATATATAATTTAATGCGTATATATATGCATGTCCAAAATTATAAAAAATATATGTATCATTTAAAATACAATATTCTATTTCTTGATTATTTATTACAATATTCCATTTATTATTAACATTTTCATTAAATAACGTTTGAGAAATAACAATATTTCGCCTATTTTTTAAATAATTATTAGGCAAAGATAAGTATGTATTTTTTCCCATAATTATCACATTACTTCCATTACCTATCGTAAGTTTACTAAATCTAGCTAAATCATTATCTATTCTCCATGGGGGTAATTTATTCTTTATACCAATTCCATATTTTTTATCACAAGCAAATATTAAATTCATAATTGAATATAATATTTATTTATATAATTATTTTATTAATTCATCGGATAACCATCTATAACATAATGGTCTGCTTTTAAATAATCAACTCCAAAACCAACATCATTCACAAAACCTATAGTAATTCTACTTAAGGGTAATGGGTCTGAACCCCATTCTATAAATCCAGTCATTAACTCATGGTCTAAACCAGGGTGGAATACACCATTAATTTTTCTATTATTTAAAGATATATGACCTTCATCTCCTTCTTCGGGGTGAACAGAAGCTGTTCCATGACCTCCATCATCTTCTATTGGAATACCACTTAATAATTGTGTATCTAAATCTAATGTATAAAACTGATATTCTCTCTTGCCGTGTTCTGCAGTATATACATGTTTTGTTTGTCCGTCATCTTGGTCAACATAAGTTGACTTTGTTCCATTTAAGAACCATAATGAACCTATTCCGAGAGAATGCCCTACTTCATGTAAAAATGTATAATAATAACTATTATTTCCATCTGTTCGAGGCCATGATGCTAATTGAGATGTATACTGAGTATTCATAACTATTGTATTTTCAATTGGTAATTTTGTTCCAATATTATCATTAATTATTCCATATAAAGCATTTATGTCTTCACAATCAATTATAATGTTACTATTAGATACATCTTTATTTTGTAAATCTAATAATTTTTTAGTTGAATTATATCCCAATACACCTTGTTCTTGAAGTACTCTAAATTCTACATTAATTTTAATTTTTTGGTCATATGCAATACCTTCTATATATCGCTGGGGAATACTTGTTATAATTTCATCCCATTTTTTTAATGCTAAGTCTACGTTGCTAACATCATAATCTTGAACAAAATATGATGGTTCATAATACATATGTAATTCGAAATTATTATATGTTAAATCATGTGGATAACCAACTAAGTCCAATAAATTTGTATAAGTTCCAGGTGTTCCTCTATAATAAATAGTAGTATGTGGATATGTACTTTGTATAAGATTTTTAGATAAATCAGTTACATTATTAGGATATTGATATAAATTATTTCCTTGTAAATCCTTTCTAATATTTCTATTAACATAATTACCACTAGCATCAATACTTAATACATAATGATAACAACCATGAGGATATTCTGGTGTAGCAGAAAATATAGCATTACATTTATCTAAATCTCCTAATCCTGGTACATATTCATATCCTTGATCTTCAATTACTTGACTAACTAAATTTCTTTTTTCAAAATATCTCCAACTACTTTTTAATACTCTACATTTACCAAATGTTCTATCAAAATAATTAGATGTTATTCCAATTGGCCCATAAATTGGATATCCATCAAGCATATAACCTAATATAGGAGAATGTGATTCTAATCCTTCTTTATCTATTTGTATATCTAATAAATCTCCAATTTCTACTCTATCTACTGCTTCTCCTGAAGGATCAATTACTAATGTTTCAAGACCATTAGGATATCCAGGATAATAATAAGGCCCTGGTCCATTTACTGTTGAACTTGGTCCAGTTACATAGCCACCAAAACTATCAAATGTTCCATAATGAAATACATCTCTAAAATGACTATAATATGGTCCTAATGTTGATCTAAATGGATTGAAAAATGGAACACCATTTACACTTACACCTATCGGGTCATGTAAAGATGTTACAGTTATATTTGTTAAATCTCCACTTAAATCATCAACGGGATTATCTTCTGGGTCAATTATGGGAATATTAAAAACAAAGTTTTGTTCTCCAATAATATTATTATTTTCATCTGTAGTTGATACTGTATTATTCCATTTTCCTTCTAATGTACTATTACCAACTTTCGGCATATAATTAGGTATTCCATTACTTGTTACTGTAAGAACATCATTATTAATAGACGCATTCACTTTTGTATAAAAAGATTGTATTCCTGATGCACCACCCTTAACTACTCTTGTATGTTTATCTTGTTCATCACCTGTATAATTAAAAAAACTATCTGGTGAATAAAGTTGATATTCAGGTTCAGGTTCAGGTTCTGATTCTGGCTCAGGTTCAGGTTCAGGTTGAGGTTCAGTTACATTATAAATATTAATATTTTCCATGGTTAAATCATATGTTAATTGATCGAATGTATTATTATCACCATCTCCAGTAAATACTATTCCGAAATTATTAGATAAATCGCTAATGTTATTAGAAATTGTAAATGCATTAACACTCTCTAATCTAGATATTATATATGTATTATTAATTACTATATCATCTAATACTTTATATATTTGTTCTATATACAACTTTATGCCTAATCTTTCTGTAGCTAGATGACCTAATACACTTCTCATAATAAAATCTACATTTTGTATATCTAACAACGTTTTTTCACTATTATAATAATTGCTAAATTGAAAACTATTATTGTATAATTTTGTATTTATTATATTCATAATTGAATTTAAAACATTATCATACGGAAGTTCATGTGAAAAAATATTAATTAAACAATTGAGTTTTGTTGATTTTATTAATAAATCAATATTATAATAATTGTTATCAAAAAAGTTTGAATTTATATCTGTTCCTGATTGCAAACCAATCATTTCAAAAACAGTATTTTTTACTTGTATTATATGATTTTCTATATCATATTTTGAATGTGATATATTTATATTATTATTTACTGTTTCAGCAATAAGGGTTGTAAAAATATTTATATTATAATCACTGTTATTTATGTTTAATAAATCTAAATATGAAATATGAGAAAATTTCTTAATACCTAAATTTGTTTGTGTGTTTATATTTTCACCACCAGTTGCTGATATGTAATAAAATGTTTCATTTATTAAGCCTTCTGGGAATAAATAAACACCATCACTATTGGTACTACTTTCTTTTATCAGAGTTTTTGTCTTTAAATTGATAAATTTTAATTGTGAATTTGAAACTAATCCATCAATAACAAATCCAGGTATATATTCTGGTTCAGCTTCAGGCTCAGGTTCTGGTTCAGGTTCTGGCTCAGGTTCAGGCTCAGGTTCGGGTTGTGGTTCTGGTTGAGGTGGGGTCACATATACTCTTCCGTAATAAGCTAATACTTCATCTAAATCTCCTTGATCATAAATTGTCCCATATTTTGATAATATTAAGTCTAAATCTCCTTGACTAACTATAAAATCATTATTATAATCTCCTAAGTAATATCTAAATGTGGGATGAGAATATCCACTCATTAATTTTTCATATCATTTAATATTAAAATTATAAACTTATTAATATTAAATTATTATTTTTATGGTTGTATTTGATTACCATTAAAACTATATGTTATATTTGTAATATTCATTACACCATTTGTAATATTACCAGTAATTGTACCACTTGTTACATCTGCTACACTTTCAGGATTAAAAATGAATGTCCATGTTCCATTACATGCTGATTTTAATGTTACTTGGGAAATTAAAAATCCTTCAACAGGAATTGTTTTACCTGCTTTAAACCATACAATATCGGATAAATTATCTCTATCTATAGTTCCTCCTTGGAAATTTGGTCTATCTGCATCTGATGCTGCTATTTCTTCTCCCCATGCTACATATGTATCATATACTCTTAGTGGTGCTAAATTAATTTCATTTTGTGTTGGTGTAACTGCTGAGTTCATTAATGGTTCTTGGAATATTGGTTCAGTTGGTCCAGTTGGATTTACTGTTAATTTCAAACTTGTTATATTTATATCTGTACTTGTATCTGCTCTTAAATCTTGAACTCTTAAGTATAACTTATTCAATACATAATCATCAGGATAACCAGCACCTAAATCACTAGATAAAACTGTTGATGAAACCAAGTCAATTTGGAAATCACCTTCTGGTTCAGGTTCAGGTTCAGGTTCAGGTTGAGGTTCAGGTTCAGGTTCAGGTTCAGATTCAGGTTCAGGTTCAGGTTCAGGTTCAGATTCAGGT